GAAGTAGATATTGACACGGTCAATAAAGTTCATGCCATTGATATCACGACCCTTCGTGCCGAAGAAGTCACGATCAAAAAGCTCTTTATAGCCAGCAAGATAGTTTTTGCGAAGACCAGGATAACGGCGCTTCTGGCGCTTGTCAATACGGGCATCTTCAATAACATTGACAAAGCCCTGGACAGTTCGCTTCAAGCGGTCATTAATCTCGGAACCAAATACACGGTCAGCAATACCCTCATAGGCCTTTTTATATTCTTCGGCCGTAGGAGTATCAATAGCATGAGCCGTTTCATGACCGATAAGCAAATGCTCCAGATCCTGAGAAATATCCTGCCACACAGGCAGCATAAGAACACGGTTCTTGAGGTCAAACATGGCGGTCTTAATACCACTCTTGTGCTGGACGGTAATGTTTTCCGTCGCCAGCAGTTTGGCAAGAAGCGAGTTGGAATTAACGGTCATTGCAGTCATCTTGTTCCTTTCACGATTTTCACAAGTATAGCAAATCCGGATCGGTTTGTCAAGTCATAGCAAAATCAATGACTTACGAGGTCATAGCCCGGAACAGTTTGTAAACACCGTATGCCAGGAATGGAAATAATGCCCAGTGGATAATATGTTCCCATTGAGATTGTAAACTATAGAAATCAAAATAATGTGCGTCAGGTGTAAATATCACTATATCATCCTTTAAAGTTTGTTTCCAGTCTCATACCATAGTTATTGATACCTTTTGGTATCTGTATTCCTTTTTTGTAGATCAGTTGATTTTTCTTAAACGGACCATAATCCACATAATGATGCCAGCGTCCATACTTGAACACCATTCTAGCAACATCCGGATGTAAGTCAACCAACATTTTTGATTTGTTCCAAGTGCCTTCAGGATTCAACTGTCCGTCACGCCACTTTTCCTTATCTAAATCGCCTTCTGCATGGTAGAACTCCTGCGTATTACCACCTTTAACTGTTTGTGTGGCACATTTGCCTTGCATAAAGGCATTGAACTGAATGGTGCAATCACCATCTTTCAATACACGGAGACAGATATCGGTATCTTCATTATATCTACCACGCCAACGATGCTTGCAATCGTTTCGGATTAGCAATGTTGAGTAAATGCGAGTATTAGCAACAAACGGAGGATACTTACTGTTAGGTGCAATAAAGAATCTATATTGAAAGCCTGAAATAGGAACATTCTCATAACGATCAACAAAATCTTCCGCAGCACGAAAGATTGCACCAGACTCCACACGAATACGCTTGTTCTTATGCAAACGATAAAAGTCTGAAATATTATCGTCTAGAACCCAATGTGCCTTTGCACCAATAGAAATAGAATGATCCCATGCCCAGTTTCTAGCACGACCAGGACCATCACCATGATTAGAAAAAGGAGCCACAAGGAGAGCAACGTAAGGACGAATGCCAAAATGATCTAGCGCATCCTCATATAGTTCTTCATCTTGTGGCTCAATAACGATATAATGTGGCACCTTCATTCTCGCCAGAGACTTGGAGGTGATCATGCTTTCATGTCTACCTTTAGAGACAATATAAACAGGATAGATAGGATTGGTCATCTCACTTCACACAATAAACAATGTTAACCCATGCGGCTTTGGTGTCTGCCCTAGCAGTCACCGAACTAAAATGTCCACGTAGTAGATCCAAGATTTCATTATACTTTTCATGTGTATCAATATCATTCAAATGAGCATGGTGAAACTCCATGATAAACTCTCTAACACCATCAAAAGATTTTAGAGCCTTCAAACATTCATACTCACCACCTTCAATATCCATCTTGATGATTGTTGGATGATAATCTTCAATTACCTTATTGATATTGATACACGGTACCTGCGTCACATCTCTACCACGTTTATGAATGAGAGAATGTGCTCCTTTGTTCTTTTTGACATTGATGGAAAACTCTCTAGTCGGATCATCATTTCCAATTACAGCTAGATTATACAACTCATATCGTGATTTGTCAAATCCATTTAGTTCCATGTTGCGACAAGCCAACTCATGATTCTCGGCGTCCGCTTCATAGGAATAAACTTTCTTAGCGCCTTTCTTGAGAGCGAAAGCGGTAAACATACCAATGTTCAAACCAAAATCTAGAATAACATCATCTTTGGTAATCTTCAATTTGTTGTATTCACCAGAGAAAACTTCCTTAACAACAAATGCGTCGGAAGTATCTTTTCTAACATAAGCCTTAACATCTCTAAACTTCACTTCTTCAATAATGTCCTCATTGATAGTCACTGTCATTACTCGTCCTCCACCCATCTCAATAGATGATTGGCATCTCTGTCTAACTTTGGATGCCAAATACTCTTTGTCTTCTCTGTCAAGTTCTGATCAATTAGGCCGGAGAACTCGTCATAGTCTTCTTTCGTTCGAAAAGAAACGATAATTCTTTTATATGGAGGATTATCTTCTTGTTGAAACTCAGGCATGCCTACCCAATGTTTCTTCCATAACTTTTCTTCAATATCTCTAACCGCTTCTTCACCCAAAAAAGACGACAGTGTGCCGTCTTCAAACTCTTTTACATCCAAGCAGTTTTCATATTCAGTAGTTTCATCAATCTTCGGTTTCTTCGCCATTCACAACTCCATGAACTATTTCAAATGCTCCTTCTGGAAAGGTTTTGTTCCATTCTTGTCCAATAAGACTCACTATACCAGCATGAGGAAACATCTTATCGATTGTATAGATTTCATCTACAAGAAGTTCTCTACTTATATATGGAAAATCTTTTTTGATTCTGACGATATCACCAGATTTGAAAGGTGAAAAGTCAGTTCTCATTTCCATCTTTCCTTAATCTCATTTACTCGTTCATTCATATATCCTTCAACAATCTCACGTATATTATCATACTTAGGATTTAATCGCAAGTTGTTTCTCAACTCAAAGTCAAATGCATTCATGATAAGATAGTCATGAGAATAAGAATGTGTTTTGTGTGGATCAGTTTTTTCCATACTGCTTACTCCAGATATAGTTGTTTAGATAAATGACCAAACCTGCCACTCTATTCATAAACGAACTGTTCCAGAACCAATGAGAATAACGCATTAGATTACTCCTTTTGATATCAGGCCAGTAATGTAAATAGCACTAATGACTGCCTGAATAGTCATCAGCGAAGGTTTCTTCCACAAATATCCTACAGCAAACCAACCTACGTTACCTACGAACTGGACAGCAAGATTAAGAGGATATACATTCCAAGCAGTTAAAACGGCACCGATGATAACCAGTACCGTTGAAGTCCATTCCAGAAAGAACTCATAGTCAAACTTCATTTTCCCATCCCATTTGAGAGAGACCTGTCCACAGATTATCAAGATTGTATGTCTGATAACCAAATCGAATATCATTAACGATCATTAGCATTATCATCTCCCATCATGGTACGGAAATCAAAACTATCATTCAATTTTGAGTCTTCGGCCTTTTGAGCCAATCTCTCTAACTTTTCGCCTAACTTTTCCAAGTTGGTGATTAGAATAGCATCTCTAACCATGCTATTGACATTTTGTCCTATTTCAAGCTCTAAGTCTTTCATAACTTCATCAGAAACAGCCAGTCTTTCAGGTATTCCTTCGGGACCTGGTGCCCACACCCACGGAATTTCTCCTTTATCCATAAGGCGTTCTGCTTCTGCCATGGCACGGATTAGTTTCTTGTCTAACATATCTCTTCCTTTCAGCTAGACATACATCATATAGCATTATGGTTCTTTTGTCAAGACCGAAAAGTTCTTTACCTTTTCAAACTTGATTGTTCTTTGGAACCGATCAATCATAACGTCCTTATGTGAGATAACAAAGATATTGGTACCCTTATCTCCCATTTCCCACATAATCTTTATAAACTCGTCAATACCAGTAGAGTCCATAGCACGATCAAGGATTTCATCAAAGATAAGAATGTTAACATTTACAGAATTTTTAAGTTTCGCAATATGACGCCATGTAAGTAGGATCGCAAGGTCAATTCTAAGTTTCTCTCCCTCAGAAAAGTTGCTGTAGGTAAACTCGTCCCTGTACCTGCTCTTGATTGTCTCTTCAAAATTCTCATTGATATTGAAGTTAACAAAGAACCCCAACTTGGCCAGATACTTATTGATTTGTTTATTGATAATGGGGAGGTACTGTTTAACAATCTTTGTTTTGATTCCACCATCTTTAAGGAGAGTTGCTGCAAGATCAATGTATTGTCTGTCATCTAGAAGGGTCTTCTTTTCTTCTTCGAGGGTGGAAATATCATGTTGAACTGCGGTGAGTTGTCGTTCTGACTCTTGGGTAGTTTTGTCAGATACGGCAAACTCCTCAATCTGTCTAGTAACTTGACTAAGATTATTAGCAATATGGTTATAGGAAGACTTAGCAGATGAAAGATCCATTTTAATCTGATTGATATTTCGGAGAACTTCATCTATCTTCTCAATTTCTACCAATATAGCTTCAATTTGGCTGGCAATCTTATTTAGTCCACCGTCAATCTCCACAATCTTCTTTTCATTAGTATTGATAGAATCTATCTTAAACGTTTCATCAATGCTCTGCCGGCAAGTTGGACAAGTATCATTAGACTGAAAGAATGTGTTATTCTTTTCAATACGTTCACGATTGTTTTCCATCTTGGCTTTTAGACTAATCATTTTAGAATGCTTAATCTTTAATGGTGTTAAGTCTAGATCATTCTCTAATGCCTTATTTAACAATACTTCTCTATTCTTTACACCTTGGAGATGAACATTAACATCATGCTCCAGTTCTGCTTTCTTTACTTCAAGTTCTTTCAACTTTTCTTCGTTGTTAGCCTTCAAGGATTCCAATGTCTTTTCAATATAAGACTTGTTCTCTTCCTTGCTCGTTAGCATTACACGGTTCTTTTCAAGAGTCTCCTTGTTAATCTGGAGTCTGTTCTTTACCACAGTAGACATAGCCGTGAAGATTTGAATATCCAATAGATCCTCAATGACCGATCTACGATCATTAGCTGATAACTGCATAAAAGGAACAAACGATGCTGATCCTAGAATAACAACCTGTGTGAATGATTTATAGTTCATTCGTAGGATGTTCTTTTCTAGATAGTCTTGATAGTCCTTAGCTGCTGCATCTTGATTGATTATCGTATCATTACAATAAATCTGAAAGACGTTCGGCTTGGCACCACGAATGACCTTGTATCGTTTGTTGTTATTGGTAAACTCAATATGAACCTCACAGTTCTTATTGTTGATAGAGTTTACCACGTTACCTTTGTTCACCTTACGAAATGGCTTACCAAAAAGCACAAAGCACAGGGCGTCAAGCAAAGTTGACTTCCCTGCGCCGTTGTGTCCCATGATAAGAGTGTTCTTGTGAGTATCTAGTTCTATTTCTGTCCACTGATTACCAGCGGACAGAAAGTTTTTCCACTTAACATTATGAAAAGTTATCATTAAAATTCTCTTGTTGGCTTCTTTCCTTCTAACAGGTTCTTGATTTCTTCTCCTGATAGAGTTTCGTATTCTAGCAGACCTTGTGCTAATGTGTCAAGTTCTTTTTTCTTTTCTTCTAGAATACGGCAAGCAGTATGATATCCATCTTCAACAAAACGCTTGATTTCCTCATCGACCACTCGTTGTGTCTTTTCAGCAATCTTAGGAGTATGGAACATATCCGCATTAGGTGTTGTGTATGCCATTCTACCTAATGCAGGTGAGAAACCATACTCGGTGACCATAGCACGGGCCAGTTGAGTTGCTTGCTGAATATCACCAGATGCACCAGATGAAACTCTATCCTGTCCAAAGATCATTTCTTCTGCTACACGACCACCCATAGCCATTGCTAGTTGTGCAATCATTTCATCATAGTGTAGTGAGATACGATCACGCTCTGGAAGAGACTGAACCATACCTAATGCACCACCACGAGGAATGATTGTTGCTTTGTGAATAGGTGTTGAACCTTTCATATTGAGAGAAACAAGAGCATGTCCCGCTTCATGATATGCGGTCATCTTCTTTTCTTCATCAGATAGCAACAGTGTTCTATGCTCGGCGCCCATCAAAATCTTATCACGGGCATCCTCAAACTCTATACTTGTAACAATACGCTTCGAACGTCTTGCTGCAAGGAGTGCTGCTTCATTGACAAGATTAGCAAGATCAGCACCAGAGAAACCTGGTGTTCCCTTAGCAACATTCTTTAGATCAACATCAGGACCAATCGGAACTCGGCGAGTATGAACTTTCAAAATCTTTTCACGACCAACAAAGTCTGGATTAGGTACCTGAACCTGTCTATCAAAACGACCAGGACGAGTTAGTGCCTTATCTAGAACGTCTACACGATTGGTAGCAGCGATAACAATAACACCAGCGTTATCATTGAAACCGTCCATCTCAACAAGCATGGCGTTTAGTGTCTGGTCTCTTTCATCATTACCACTAATACCATTTGCTCTTGAACGACCAACAGCATCAATTTCGTCAATGAAGATAATGCAAGGAGCATTCTTCTTGGCTTGTTCAAACATGTCTCGAACACGGGATGCACCAACACCAACGAACATTTCTACGAAGTCAGAACCAGAAATGCTAAAGAAAGGCACGCCAGCCTCACCAGCGACTGCTCTTGCTAGTAGAGTTTTACCAGTGCCTGGAGGACCAACGAGCAATACGCCTCGTGGAATCTTACCACCGAGACGCTCAAACTTCTGTGGATCCTGTAGAAACTCTACAACTTCCTGCAAGTCTTCTTTTGCTTGATCAACACCAGCAACATCTTCAAAAGTTTTTGTACCAGATGTTTCTGTTAGCAACTTGGCTTTAGACTTACCGAAGCCCATTGGTCCACCCATACCACCACCTTGACGGCGTGATAAAAATATCCATAGACCAAAAAAGAATGCAACAGGTAATAAATTTAGAAACAGATTTGTCCAGAACGACGCTTCTGGACTGTCTGACTTCACAGTTATGTGAACATTATGTTCTTCCAACTTAGGCATTAGACTAGATAGCGATGCCACATAAGTTGTAAACTGTCTGTTATCGGACTTATAATGACCCGTTACCTCATTGCTATTGATAGTAATGTCATGGACATTGTTGCGATTAACCTGCGTCATAAAATCTGTATAAGCGATTTCATTAGCAGCATTTCGACCTCTTGACTCCATAGAGAAGGCAAAAAGGATAATACCGACAATGATAAACGCAATCCAAGGTATATGCTTTTTCATATCATAGTTTCCTATACTGTTTCAACTTGTAATGATTCATTGTAAATATCAATCATAAAGTTCTTCATCTTTCCATTATCGAGAGGCAGTTTCAGTCCATCAATATACTTACTAAGTATAGATACAGTGTCTTCCGCCTCGTCTATTTCATCAGCATCTTCATTATCAAGTAGAATGGTTGCATCTTCTACTACTTGTATATCTAGTGGACCTGCCTTGTAGATGGAATCAAATAGCAAGTCGAAAGCATAAGGATTGCTTTTGTTCAAAACAACGAGTTTAACATAGCAATCCTTATACTTACTGAAATCTGTCTTCTGTATCTTTTCAATGATTTCGGGATTAGCAACATCATCATACTTTGCCATCCTAAACATCTTATGTGGATTCTGAATAAACTCTATCTGCCGGGATGTAGTATCCAGGATAGAAAATCCTCTAGGATCCGAGTAATCGTGCCAAGTATATTCACCAAAGGCACCAATGTAATGAATATTACCAATAGAGCTACGATGGTGATAATGACCTGAATATACTGCATCGAAGTTTTCGAAAAGTTTGCGATCCAATCCATGATCTGATATAAGTCCTCTGTGCATAGTGAAACCGTTTAACTCAAGGTGACCCATGAGTATTGGTGCTTTGGGGTGTTTAATTGCTTCCATCGACTCTTTATAGTTAGAGTCGGTAATCCATGGCATTATCTGTATGTCAAGCCCATCAATATTGATGATACCAGGGACAGAATGAGTATGAATGTGACGATATCGTCCAGCGACCAGTTCATCTAGCGCATTAACCTCGTGCGTATCCTTGTAATAAGAGTCGTGATTGCCTTGTATAATGTGAGTTTCAATGCCTCTCTCCTCCAATGGATTTAGAAAGTCTTCACGCAACCTCTTGGCTGACATAAAGTTCACATACTTACGACGATCATAGATATCGCCAAGATGGATAACATGCTTGATATTATTAGTGTCGATATAATCGAAGAACCAGTCCCAACATTTCTGTTGATACTTATGAAACGCAGGATTATCATTTCTGACACCAGCATGTGTGTCAGTAGGCATCGCAATCTTTACCATCGTTTAATCCATTCCAAAAAGTCTATAACCAAATTCTTCGATACAGTATATACCATAAAAATAATTTCGTCAATCGTCTTGGGTAGCCATTTTATAGGTTTCAATTTCCGACTCTCTTATCCATCCTAGATTGGCCATTCTTCTCATTATCTTTTCTTTGTCCTGGGGATTCATAGGAACTGGTTCCACAATCTTATCACAGAACCATTCTATATTCTGATCAATCTCTTTGACGAAATCATCTATGTCCATTATCTTTGCCCCTTTTTGAAACGAGGCGGATGGACGGTACCCATCTCAACATCATAATCAACTATTGCCTTTTCACAGGCACGCTTGATGGATTCTAATCGCATTCGATAGTTGCCACGGACGTGTACCCGTTCTTTTTTATCATTCAGATTCGTTATTAGTGTCTGTACCTGAAACGGCACATCGAACTGTGTCTCTTCCTTCATCTTCATCTCCTACAAACTTTTCTAGTCCTTCTTTGGCCAGTTTTCTCTTTTCCTTTTTGGCGAGTTCTCTAGTCTCAAAGTTTTTAATGAACTCGTTTAGATTATCATACATTGTGGTAGAAATCAAGTGCTTATCATCATAATCTACCATCAGTTCCTCATTTGATGTTTCTAACACATTCTCTTGGAACTTTTTATATATTATATATCTGTTCTTTTCTTCTTTGCCTATGCGTCTAAGAAAAGCAAACTTGGATATCTGAGTGAAGTATGCGAAAGGATTACTGGACTTGTTTGGATCGAAGTTGTCAAAGTAAAGAAAGCAGTTTTCCAGGGCATCTGATTTCATTTCATCGATGAAAGAATAGTTCATAAATCTGGGCTTGTGTGCTAGATTTTCTGTAATCAACCAAACACATTGACCACAGTATTCTGAAATACGTGGTTTCTCATTGCCTAAGGTCTTTGCATCCTCACATCTCTTTTTGTAGTTTACAATGTCCTCTAAGAACTTTTTGTTATCGACGTAGTGGTTCTTTTTCTTTGCCAATTTAATCTCCGAATCCAAAAGGACATTTAGACTGTCTCATGTCACTCTTATTGAATAGTTTCTTAACTGTTTTCCATCCATGATAGTAAGATGATGAATGTCTGGAGAGTCTATCATACTCCTGCCTAGAAATCAAGTGATTTTTAATCTTCAATCTCTTTTCTGATAGTGGTATTACATGAGCTATAGGTTGACCAGCAGGAATGGTATATTCAGCGTCCTCAATAGGCATCATGATATTAACATTAGTATAACCATTCACTCTGAAATCAACTATACCAGGAACAATTCTAAAGTTATAATCTTCTAAGTTCCACATAGCACCATTGAAATGAAACTTCACTCCTGTTTTCTCTCTGAAAATCCAAGGACTTGATAGTTTCAATCGATAGAAGTTTTTGAATCCTGATCCTATCTGATACTGAGGATGTTCAACAGGCTTATCACCATCAGAATGCATAAACTTAAAACCATTCCGACTTGTCTGTATTCTTATATCGCACCAGTTCTCGATCACAACGCCTCTCTTATACAACTCCATAAATCCATAACAACTTTTCATTGTCAGGGTTTTTCTAGGCGATGAAAAGTATTTCCAGTCATACGACATATGACCAGGATCTAAGGATTTCCACCAATCGGGAACAGTCTTTACGGCGGGAACAATGGGAGTGAGTTCATATATGTGATTCATATAAGTAAAACAATCTAGATGGATTGTTGAAGTTCTATGAAAAAAGTTAAACATTTTATCACTTTTTCTCATTTTAGGGGTTGACAAGGTTTTTAACTTTTGGTATAATGTGCTTCGCAGTCAACCAATATTAAAGACTGCTACACAAATGCAACTACGAGCGAAGCGAGTGTGTTGCGAAGCAACACTACTTAGCAGTAGGAAACGCTGGAGCAGTTAGCAACACAAGTTTATCCATCTGCTTTTTAAGCACAGGTCCACGATTCGGCCACTTGATAATAGGTTGATCGGAATTCTTTGCTAGATTTTCCAATAGTGGTAGATAAATCTTTCTGACTGCCTCTAATCTCTTTTTAAGATCGGTTATCTCGTCCGAGACTGGTGCAATTGCTTCTGCTACTATATCGTCTTCGTTGCCGAATGTAAAGCCGAAATCGTCGGTCAAATCAGCGTCATCAAACGTTAGGTATGGATTAGTTTCTGTTGCCATTAGTGATATGTCCTAATCTTTGCTAGTTGTTGTAATGCTTCCACTACAGTTTCTTCTACTTCTTGTTGTTCTGGTTCCGGAGGCGTTTCTTCTACTTTTTGTGATGTGTCTATATTATTCCAGTAATAATGATTCATTTGTTCTGATACATTACTAACCAGTATAACATCTTCCGCATGAATCACAAACTCTTGATGGTCACAAATCTTAGTAAACACCCAAGGTATAAACGTTACAGAAAGATATCCATGATGAGGAGATTCTGTATATATTACCTTTAATGGATTACATACCATATAGATGATACCATCATCATCTTCCATCTCAACAGTTTCGGCTACAATATCATCACCATTCTGTAAGCGAATAAACTTTGCTACAGGATATTCATCTTTTTCCATCACTTCACCATGCTTATTTTGTAGATTTTGAACTTGAACTGTTCTTCATTGTATGTTTTGATTCTTTCGAAGAAGTGTTTAAGAGTAAAGTTCTCTCTGGACTTCCAGCTAAAGTCGTCGGCAATGTCATAAAGGGTGGCGGATTTCTTTGTTTCACTAACCCTAAGACCTCTACCGATTGATTGTAAGTTACGAATCTTGGACTTGGAAGGAGATGCAAAGACCACATTATCGAGGGCCACGATGTTAGTGCCAGTGCTAAGAACACCAACGGACCCAACAATAATGGCAGATTGCTCGCTTTCAACAATTTTACGAATTTGTTCTCGATCTTCAACGTCAGTTCCTCCATGAATAAAAAACACCTTGCGATCTTTTGCTTTCTTATTTAGCATGTCGTATAACACTTGCCCATGTGACTCAACGAAGTTAAACAGTAATAAGGTGTTTCCGTTGAGAGATAGAGCAAGATTAATAATAAATTTATTCCTTGCAGGATTTGCAATAATGTATTTAATTTCATCTTGATAACTCGCTGATTTCATATATTGACATTCTTCCTCACTATACTTTAGCAACAGGCATTTAATTGTGAGTTCGGCCAGTTGCTTCTTCTTCATTAGTTCGGCCGATGTGGTGGCTCTATATATCTGTCCAAACAATCCCATCAATTGCCATTCATGTGACTTAGCACCAGATAGTGTTCCTGTGACACCTATTCTAAGCATTGCTCTGGTACATTTAGAAAGAATGTCGGTTAGAGCCTTTGCTTGTGCCTGATGAACTTCGTCACAGATAACATAGTCAAACTGCTGAAAAAACTCTTTAGGCATTCTCTGTAGTGATTGCCATGTTGAGATTGTGATAGGCTTGTTTGTAACCTTATCTTTACCAGAATACACACGATGACAATACTTTTCCATATTCTTGCCATTCTTCACTGAGTAGTCTTCAAAGTCAGAATACATCTGTTCTACAAGAGCCGATCGAGGAACGATTAGCAGTCCTTTTTTACCACGCTTTAGGCAGTAGTTACATATAAGATATAGCAGCAAAGACTTGCCAGAGCCAGTGGGAGATAATATAATCCTTCTCCTAGACCGAATAGCATGAACGAATGCATCCAACTGATAGTCTCTGGGAGGATGTTTAGGATTGAGTGTATCAATAAATTCTTTCGCCTCTTCTATTGAAAATGAGTTGTCCAAGTCTTCGTCGTTATACTCATAGGTATATCCACGTTCTGTTGCCCACTTGATTACCTGTGGTGCTAGACCTCGATACAGTTTCTTGTCTAGTGGATTATACAATCTAATAAATCCATCCCAGAGTTTCTGCTTGTAAGAAGGAACAAACTGAAACCCTGGTGGACGAAACGAAAAAGCATCTCTAAGTTCCCATGCGACCGATTCGTCACATTGGACTTTGATATATGTTTCGTCGTGATTGTAGATTGTCAAATGGGTCATTATTTACCGGATGTGAGTTGTATATACTTTACATAGTTCCCCAAGTCCCACGTTCTGGAGTTTAGTGATCTGAGAACATTCTCACAGTATGTCACTATTTCCTCATGAGCAATTTTCTTGAGCAACAGTTTATTTAGTTCTTTGTCCGTCTCAATCTTTCTCGCTACTTGCGGATTAGTTAGAATATACGGCCATGGTTCCCAACCTCTTTCTTCAAGTTCTTCTTGTGTTAGATGACCTTGATAATAGTCTTCACGAAGACCTTTCATCAGTTTGTAATCTGTTTCCATCCTTCTTACAAGATGACGATGATGGGACATAATGTTGAGATATTTGCCGTGAAGATGGGAAATCTTGAGCAGTTCTTTTTCCATGGAAGTGGAATCAATGGTTGAGTCTTCCGACCATGCTTTCATTAAGATATCAATAGTTACTGGCGGTTTCATAATAAACTCCTATTCACAATCACATTATAACATATAGATTATGGAAAGTCAAAGTCTTTCTATTTCAAAGCGATCATAACGGAAGGTGATATCACATGTAGGAATGGTATCAGCATCCACTTTGGTATCAAAGTTGATTCCACTTAGAGCGGTAGGATGACAATTGAGGAACTTGATACGCATATTTGGATTGTTTGCGTTTGTATTGATAGTTAGATAACCATCAAAGTATAGACCAGTGGCAGGTGTCTTAATAGTATTTCTAATATATTCTTCATACTCTTTAGGACGAGTTAGACCTTTAAGCCATTTATAAGACTCTTCCCAAATACGAAGGTCTTCATCGACCAATGCTGTAAGTGTTAGTCCTTCATATATCAGTTTATCGCCATGTCTGTATGTTGCAGAGAATGGTGTAGGAATCATAACTTCATTGGTGCTAACACCAGGTAGTGTTACTGTTTGACAGAAATACTTCAAGAATGGCATATCAGGAATAATAAAAGTGTATTTCGTTGTTTGAAGCAACGATGTATTTTCTGGTGTGTTCTTTGTATATTCTTCAAATGCCATTGGTAGTCCTCCGCTATTATTTAGTAGACATAAAAAAAGGGGAGCCGAAGCTCCCCTCTTAGTTGAATCGCACCAAACTCTTAGGTTAGGTTGCGAACTCTAAAGATGCGGTAATAGATGTTTGCCTTACCAGCAGTATTACGATCAGAAACAACACCGTCACCGTCAGCGGTAGCAAATGGATTTGCAACCATGCCGTAACGTGTCTTGAAGCCAATCTTTGGCTGGAAGGTATCCTGACCGATTGCACGAACCATCTGTAGTGGAACGTATGGGCAGTAGAATAGACCAGCGTCGAATGGAGAAGCTCCCTTATAACCAACGGTTACAAGTTCGTCACCATTTGCGGAACCACCGAAGTAAGGATCGATATAAACCTTAATGCGGCCGTGTAGCATACCAACGAAGGTGTTGCCAGTATCGTCAACAGTTAGATCAGCAGAAAGGGCTGGGGTGTATGAAAGAACACCGGCCATTGCCATAGCTGAAGCAACGTCTGAAGAAACGATAAGGACGTTACCCTTACCACGACGAGTTGCCTTGGCGATAGCGTTAGCTTCTCTTTCGATGTGGAAGATT